AAAGCCGTAAAATTCGGAATAAGAGGTACAAAAAAAGTGACGTTTGGCAAATATTGCTAATTCAGGTATTTTACTACCGTGATATAGCCGAATTCGTACTTCTAAAAGTTGTGTATCATGGAGCGGACCAGAAGAAACTTTGCACTTGTAATCACACTCTGTTAAATCAATGCCGCAGTGTTCAAACGCCTCAGTTACTACCTTACGGGTATATCTAAATGCCCTATCCTTTTGTTCTTTTGTCAACATAAAAAACAACTACCTTTCGTTACCGTACTTAAACGGTGTTTATTTTTTCGGATCAGCGGCAAACAGTCCGTACCGCTTTCCCGATGATATAAGAGTATACCATAAATATTAACAAGGTGTTAATAAATGATTAATAATCCGTAAACAAAAGGGCGGGACTGCTATTTCTTGCCAAATCTACCAGTTTTTGCTAAAAAGAGGGGCGGGTATATTTTCGGGAGAAAATCCCCACGGACACAGAAAAGCGGTTTTCCACGCACCAACTCCCACCAAATAATTTTTTCAATTTCAAAAAGCCATAAAAAGCATTCAATAAAACCAAACAATTCCAAAAGGTTAAAGGGAAATAACTTAATTAAATTTGACATTTCACAAAATTTTTGTTATACTTATATTAGAGTGGAAAGGAGGGAAACGAAATTACATGAGCATATCCTTAGATTATACAATTACAGATCCAGAAGAAAGAAAAGAACTTGTTAATAAAATTCTGGCGGAAAATTCATGTCCTTCTAAACAATATCTTGAAATTTTATCAAATTATATTGTTTCAGCTATGACAAAAGAAGAAAAGAAAGAAAAGAAAATCTTAACAGACAATCGTATGGTTACAGTCAATAAGCGCGAGACCTCATACCAAGGTCTTGTCTCCAAGTTAGAAAGCGGCGAAGATGGTCTTTATCATCTCATAACAGACAACGATAAAAATGTCCTCTTAACGCCAAAAATTTCTATAACTAAACGCGACATTGCGGAGATCGCGCCTCTACGCAGCCGTAGGGACGATATCGAGTACTGGAAAGGCTTAGAACAGCGCGCACAAGGCCGCAGCCGCTACATCATTAGAAAAACAATTATTGATCTCTCACAAGACCAATATATAATAAAAAATGCTTACCGCGCGCCTGTTAGTTTACAAAACCCCATTAAAACTGAACATAAAATCGATTTCAGCGAAACTTATTACATCGATGCGGATGGCAACATACAAAGTGATGGCTTAGTCACTCTTCTCAATCCCAAACACGTCTCCGCACTCTTATGCAACTATAGTCTCCTAAAAGGCGGCGACCTAGGTGAAGACCTCTCTGACCTAGTCCATGAGCTTGAGAGCCTAATTGACCAAACTCTTAAAGATTCTTATCCTTTCTACTATGATCTTATATGGCTAAAAATAGATGGATTAAAGAATGCAGACATCCGCCAACAGCTCAAAACCAAACATGGGTATACTTATTCTGTCGAGTATCTCTCCGCATTATGGCGTAAAAAGATTCCTAAGCTATTGGCGGAGCAAGCACAAGAAAATGCTCTTCTTTGGTATTATACCGAAATAGAACGCGGCAAGTGGAAACGTTGCTCTAGATGCGGCGAAATTAAACTGGCGCACAGCCGCTTCTTTTCGCGGAACAAAACTGCATCAGATGGCTGGTATAGCGTATGTAAATGCTGTCGTAATAAGAAGCGTTTGGGCAAAACTAATTAATCCTATTGCCCTTGCTTAGAATTAATTCAAAGGAGATGATAAAATGCCGTTTTGTCAAAAATGTCAAAAGACACTTAAAGATGTGGCTTTTTATACATATAAAGATGGAACAAAAACAGAATTTTGTAAAAAATGTTTAACAATGCATGTGGACCCCTATAAGCCAGAGACATTCCTTTGGATACTTGAGAAAATGGATATACCATGGCTTCCTTGGGAATGGAATCCTCTTGTTGCGCGAGCAGCGGCTAAAGGCAGCCAGTATGTTAGTGGCACCGCAATTATGGGTAAATATCTAGGAAAAATGCGCCTTGGTCAATGGTCAAAAATGGGCTGGGCGGACACAGAAAAAGAACAAGCGAAAAGAGACGCTCTTAGAGCTGAATACACTATTGCTCATGGGGAAGTTCCAAAAGATAAAGAAACTCTTCATCAGCAATATGTCGATGGTGAAATTACAGAGGCCCAGTATAAAACAATGCTCCCTGAGGAAGTCCCTGAGCCGCCACCTCCGCCAGAACTTCCGCCAGAGCCAGAAGACCCTTACAAAGAAAATGCTTTTCTTGATGAGGTAGAAAGTCCTGCGGCGCAGCTTACACAAGAGGATAAAATCTATTTAGCTATGAAGTGGGGCAGAAACTATCATGCGGAGCAGTGGATAAAATTAGATCAAATGTATGAAGAGATGTCTAATTCTTTTGATATATCAGATGCGGATTCTAAAACGAATTTACGGCATCTCTGTAAAACATGGCTAAAGATGGAAGAAGCTATTGATGTCGGAGATATTGATAGCTATCAAAAACTAAATAGAGTTGCGGAGAGTCAGCGGAAGAGTGGCAATTTTACCGCCGCCCAGAACAAAAAAGAAAAAGATGACTTTGTAGATTGTGTTGGCACGCTTGTTGCCTATTGCGAGCGAGAGGGCGGAAAAATTCCTCGTTTCGACATATCTGTGCCAAGAGATCTTGTTGATAAAGAAATTCAAGACCAAAAAAATTATATTCATGCGCTCATATATGAAGATAAAGCATTGGCGCAACAGATAGAAACTTATCTAAAGAAACGTGAACTATTGGATGAAAAAGTGCGGAAGAAGCTGCTCGAGCGCGCGGGAATCAAAGAAGATGACGAGCTTAATGACGATGACTTCATGGACAGATTCAATGAAATTTCTCGTGAAGTTGAGCATGACTTAGCTGTTCAGTCTGGTTCTATTGATAACGAAGACAATGATGAAAATTCAGTAGAGGGAGATGATGAATATGGCTTTGTCGGATTTGACAGCCCTCTACGACAAGTATGAGTCCAAAATAGGAATGTCGGAAGAACGTTTAAAAGAGCAACTTCCAAATCTAAGAAAATTAATTAGCTTTTTTAGAGAATATCCAGACTTATTTACAGACTTCATGAAAGGTGAAAATAGTACTTTTAAGTTCTATTATTATCAGCGGGTTTGAAAAAGGCTCCAGCCCTTAGTAATAAGGGCTTGTCAACACAGTTAAAAGCTGGGACCCCCTAAAGTTATAATGCCATTTTTTATTTTCTCCTGAATAAAAAAATGGAGCGAAAGCAGAAACAAGTTTATAAATGAGATATGGTGCAAACCTAAGTCTTACCAATGGGAAATCAGCACTTATTTGAAAAGGAGAAAAATACTTTATGAAAAAAATTAGTCAACAAGAAATGGAAGAAAGAATTAAAAAGCGCTTTCCTGAAGAAACATTTACAATTATTGAATATACAAGTGCCTGCGGGAAAGGGTCTATCCAATGTGATAAATGTAAGCAAATTATTTCTTTAAACCAGTTTAATAACTTTTTAGCAAAAAATAAAAGATATGGTTGTAAGAACTGTTTTGGTCTTTGGCGAGATCGTGAGGTTCTTTTGGAGCAAATGAAAGAAAAATATAATATTTTAGCAACCACTATAAAGGATACTCATACTTATTATACTGTCCAATGTAAAAAATGTCATCACCAAAGAGAAATAGCTTTAGGTCATTTTAAAACACATCCTTCATGTGGCTGTGAAACTGGTATTTTTAGAAATAGAACACCTGAAGAATTTATTAACGAGGCCAATAAATATCATAACAATGAGTTAGAATTAATTGGAAAATATACGAAACAAACAGACCATGTTTTAATTCGACACAAACCATGTGGGATGATATGGAAACCTCGCTGTGCAGATATTATTCATGGAAGAACTCACTGCCCTAGGTGTCGTACAAAAGAATCGCAAGGTGAAAAGGCCATTAGATTATGGTTACAAAAAAACCACATACCTTTTGAAATGCAATCTAAATTAGAGGACAGTAATCAAAGATTTGATTTTTTTCTTCCACAGTTAAATCTAGCTATTGAATACCAAGGGCGGCAACATTTTGAATATATTCCTTTTTTTCATAAAAATGAAGAAGGGTTTCAAAGATATCAGGCAAGAGATTTAAAAAAGAAAGAGTATTGTAACCAGAAAAAAATTCTTTTATTAGAAATTTCATATTTAGACTTTAATAATATTGAAAGTATTTTAGAACATCAAGTAAGTTCAACGACTACAGTAGGAAAAGTTTCCGAAAAAGCTGTGCTTCCTTAAGTAAGGAAGAAGATATAGTCTCTTCTCTAATGAAAATTAGAGCGTATTTAACGGGTCAATCATAACGAAATTGATTAAAGATTAAGTTTTCTTAGAATGGTAGCACGACACAGATATGTGTACGCTACATATCCCCGTGCGTTTTCAAAATCATTCTTATCGGTATTAGTATTGATGTTAAGAGCGATACTCTTCCCTGGTTCGCATTTGTTCGTGACTACGGGAGGAAAAGAGCAGGCCTCAAGTATTACACTGTCTAAAGTTGAAGAGCTCTGTAAACTATTACCATTCTTACAAAATGAAATCAACTGGGAACGTGGGGAAACAAGAAAAACAAAAGATGATGTATGTTACAAATTTAAAAATGGTTCAATTATAGATATTCTTGCAGCAAAAGAAAGCTCAAGAGGGCAAAGAAGACACTCTGGATTGATGGAGGAGTGTGTTCTTATAGATCAAACTGCGCTGAATGAAATAATTATCCCTAGACTGGAAGAGTTGTGGGGCCTAGCTGCGTGAGCAACTAGTGAATGAACGGTGTGAACCCATTGGTTATGGGGTGTGATGAAAATTGCTAACGGTTCTGCGAGACCGTGCCAAGCTCTTATTAGAGAAGGTGTAGAGACTATCCAGAGGAGAAATACGCCTGGTTAGGGCTGAGCTAACCACAGCTCGAAGCGCACCGCAACTTTTTAAACGTAATAAAAAGTTGATGATATAGTCCAAGACAAAAATCTTGACAACAAATGTTAATAGGAACCTACCAGATGGTACAACAGACGCAAAAGAAATTGTTAACAAAAGCCAAATTTACATTAACTTTTTTGGACAAAACGTTATAAAAATATATGCTTAATTTTAATATATAATAACAAATAAAAAGGAGTGTTATTATGTATTATATTTATAAAATTGAAAATTTGCAAAATCATAAAAAGTATATAGGTTTAACAAATAATATTGCAAGACGGAGATCTCGACATTTTACAGATTTAAGAGGAAATCGTCATGACAATAACTTCTTACAAAAAGAATTTAATATTTATGGACAAGACAATTTCTCTTTCTCAGTAGAGTTCTCTGGTGATATTTCTTATGAAGAAATAAGTGAAAAAGAGAAAGAGTATATCAAAAAGTATGACAGTTATAAAAATGGTTACAATCAAAATGAAGGTGGGAATTTTGGTCCTTCAAATGGTGGCAGCCATTTAACTCAATCAGATATTTTTAATATTTGTTCTGCTTTAGAATTTTGTTCCAGACCTGGAGGCGTTTTATCGAAAATGTTTGAAGTTTCATTAACTACAATTAGTAGAATTAAACATAAAGAAAACCATATTCAATGGATTGAAGAATATGAAAAACTTCCTTTAAAAGAACGAAAAAATATTTATGATATTTTTTGTCAAAGTTCAAATTTTTACGATAAAAAAGTCCATCAAACAATTTTAAAAAATAAAAGAATGTTATCTAAAGAGCAGGTTTTTATGATTTTGTATAATTTTGAATTTCCGCAAATCACACGGATAGAAATGGCTGCACGTGTGGGTGTAAAAAGTGCATATACATTGGATTGTATAAAAAAAGGTATAACTTATAAAGATTATGCTTTAGAATATAATCAATTAACTAATAACGAAAAACAAAAAATAGTGTCATTATTTAGTAATAAATAATAGAAAAGTTATTGAATTGCTGGAAACCCCTTAGAGCCTTTTAAACTACAACGTAATTAGAAATAATAGGCGTGAATGTTTGAAAATTAAAAGGATTGGGCGATCAGCAGCCAAGTTCCTTAAAGGGAAAAGGTTCAACGACTATCCTGAAATGGAGTAGGATTAAGTAATCCGAAGCAGTAACCCCCTATATAGGGTGAAGATATAGTCTCTTCTTCTATGGAAACATAGAGCAGTTCATAAGAGAACGCATATAAATTAACGACTTATATGGAAGAAAAAGAACAACTGCGGGATGGAAAGCCTCGTTTGCGTACACAAAACTTATTGAGTTATTGATTCAATCAATTATTGAACCAGATGAAGTCATGATTGCGGGAGGTACCTATGAGACGCCTGTACTTGAAGGACTATTAGATGAAAACTTTGTTAATCAGTTACAGCTACAAGATACTTATAATGAAGACTCCTTTGACCGAGAGTATAGGTCTCGCTGGAGTGGAGATGTGGCGAACG